GAAGCAAACCAAGAAGCGTTAGTAATCAATACGATGCTGATTTGTCAGGTGTCCTAGAATTCCAATACGTTGTTTCATTAGAAGATCTAACATTTAAGGATGCAGCATCGAATACGGTCGGTGTAGGTAGTTCTTCTTTCTTAGACATTGACACTTCAGCTAGGGCAGGCGGTTATTCACTAACCACAACCGGCTCATTCCCAACAGGATTCCCTGCTGGCCCAGATGCCGATTCAGGCAGCTACAAGGTTGTTTTAAACGCTGGGGCAGGTAATCTAACTACACTATTCTTTGGTGGAACTGACGGATTTGATATTACGCAGTCAGATCCACTAGCTAATACTAATGTCGGTGATAGCGAAACAGTTAGCTACGAGTTCAACTCCTTTGAAAGAGCGCTCAATACGGTTAAGAATCCAGAAGTAGTTTCTTACAATGTTATTTCAATTCCCGGTTTAGAAAATACAAGCTTGGTTAACACTCTTATTACGAATACAGAAGAGAGAGCAGATGCTCTAGCTGTCTTTGATATTGATAAGGGTTATGTTGCTCCCCATGAATACAAGTATGGTGGAGATACAGAGTCTAATGGCGATGTAGTCGCTGCTGTTAAGTTTGTAAAAACACAAAAATATAACTCAAGCTACGCTGCGACTTACTACCCTTGGGTTAAGATTCGCGATAGCATCAACGCTAAAGATGTTTGGGTACCACCATCCGTTGCTGCTCTAGGAGCAATGGCATACACAGACCGCGTACAAGCCCCATGGTTCGCCCCTGCTGGCTTTAACCGTGGTGGACTGTCCTCTGGTGTATCGGGTCTTCCAGTCGTCTCTACGGCGCTTAAGCTCTTCAAGGATGACAGAGATGACCTCTACGAGATTAACGTTAACCCAATTGCTACATTCCCAAATGAGGGTGTAGTCATCTTCGGCCAGAAGACTCTACAGGTTGAGCGTTCAGCCCTAGATAGAATTAACGTTCGCAGATTAATGATCTTCCTCAAGAGAGGTATTTCAAGAATTGCTAATGGCGTTCTATTTGAGCCAAACGTTCCAGACACTTGGAACAACTTTAAGAACCAAGCAATCCCATTCTTGACAGATGTTAAGACTCGCTTTGGTTTAACTGGCTATAAATTAGTTCTAGACGAAACTACAACAACACCTGACTTGATTGATCAGAATATCTTGTATGCTAAATTGTTTATCAAGCCAGCAAGAGCTATTGAGTACATTGCTCTAGACTTCATCATCACCAACACTGGGGCTTCTTTTGATGATTAATACAAAGACAAACTATTTAGGTTTAGGAGATAAAAAATAATGGCTACAGCAATTCCAGTTTGGGCAAACCCACTAACAGAACCAAAAAGAAAATATAAATTTATTCTTAATATCGCAGGAATTCCGGCGTATGTTGTTAAAACTACAGACCGACCAACAATAACAATTGGCGAGACTAAGCATGAGTTTTTGGTTCACGACTTTAAGTTCCCAGGCAGAGTCTCTTGGAATGACATCAATATTAGCCTAGTAGATCCGATTGACCCAGACGTTTCTAGTAGATTGTTAGCCCTAGTAAGAAATGCTGGTTATGTTTATCCTGGTGATTTTAGTGCTTCTCCTTCAGACCCCAATTACTTAAGAAAGTCAGTTGGCAAAGCTAGTTTTATTGATCAGTTAGGCCAAGTTACAATCGATACTCTTAATACTGCTGGTGAGACAATTGAGACTTGGAGACTTAACTCTGTTTGGGTTAAATCAGTAACTTATAATCAGATGAGTTACAGTGATGAAGGCTTGATTGAGTTAGGCTTAAATATTTCCTATGATTGGGCTGAATTAGAAACATTTAGTCCGACTGAATAATTTAAAGTCAGACTAATTATATTAGTATGGCTGGAACACTTGGAAATATACCAAAGTATACCGTCTTTGACGGTCAATCACAATTATTTAGAAACGATCTAGAGGTTTATGCTCAACAGAAGTTTCGTTTTGTAGCTTTAATTGACAACATTCCAGCTTTTTATATTAGTCGTATTGATCGTCCATCCTATACGGTATCAACTGTAGAGCACATTTTACTAGATCATGTAGTTAGATATCCAGTTAGAGTTAAGTGGGATCAAATTAGTTTTACAGTCCGAGAGATTTTTGATGGCCAGACCGTAGGTTCTGTTGGTGGTAACGTTATGGCTAAGTTGTTAGCCCACTCCTACTACTATCCAGACGATGTTAACGTAGCAGAAGGTTTTGGTTCAGTTCTATCAACTATCGCAAGTCCCTTAGATGCTGTCAGAGACTCTACTTTTGGTACAAGAAATCTAACAAAAGAAAATTTAACAAGAGCACTAGGCAATCTAAAGATTGTTGCTTTAAAGCCAGATGGAACTACGTTTGAAACGTGGACAATCTATAATGGTATGATCACTTCTGTTAAGTTTAGTGACAACAGTTATTCAGAAGAAGGCTTAACAGATATCAATATTACGGTACAATATGATTGGGCTAAGTTAGAGCTTGGCCAAGGTTTATTTTAAGAGGTTTAAATGAGAAACAACGAAGGAAGGACTCAGATCCCTCCCGAGCTTTTAGAACAGTTTATGAAACAACAGGAAGAAAAGTTCGATAATCAGCAGCCTGCTCCTGCTCCACAGGCAGCACCCGCGACCACAGGATATCAAGTACCAACTGATTTTGTTGAGTTACCATCAAAGGGAACGTTCTATAATCCAAATCATCCGTGGCATAATAAAGAAAGCGTTGAAGTACGTTATATGACTACAAAGGAAGAGGACATTTTAAGTTCCGAAGCATATGCCAAGGCTGGTATTATGTTCGATAGGCTAATTGAAAGTGTTACCGTTGATAGAGTTGATTCAAATACTTTATTACCGGGTGATAGAAACGCTATTTTAATTAATGCTAGAAAGAACTCATATGGCAACGAATACGAATTTGTTGTAGGCTGTGAAGCCTGTCTATCAGATGTAGACTGTTCTATTAATTTATCCGAACTTGGTTCTATTGAAATAGATTTAGATCGAATTACAGAGAATAATACTGTTTGTGTAACTTTACCATTATCAAATAAAGAAGTTGAGTTTAAGATAATGACTGCTGGTGATTTAAAACAAATTAATAAAGCAGCAGAACAACAAAAAAAGCATGGTATTCAGCCAAATGAGACAGTTGAGCTTCATAGAAGAATGATTGTTTCTATAGATGGTAATAACAATCCAAATACAATTAATGGATTTGTACAATCAATGCTGCTTAAGGATTCAAAATTCTTAAAGAAGCAATATAATAGTTTTAGCCCCGATGTTGATTTCACCTTCCAGCAGGAATGTAAAGAGTGTGGACATCTCAACAAAGGAGGCGTCCCAATTGGGGCGAACTTTTTTTGGCTTGTCGAGTGAATACTTTAAATCTGTTTATGAACAGATCTTCTTGATGGTCTTTAAATCAAACTTTAGTTTTACTGAGGCTTATTCTCTTCCTATTAATTTAAGAAACTGGTTTTTTGATAAACTTTTGAAATATCATACTGATACTAATAAAGTTGATAACTAGTCTAATTATAAAGAGGTGAATTACATTGGCAATTAGTGAACAATTATTAGCTAAAGCTTTAACAGGAAGAATTAATTCTAGCGATATTGGAAGTTTATTTGCCAAAGGTCAGCTAACAAACGGCGAGGCGCAGCGCCTAAAACAAGTTATCTCTTCTGCTAAAAAGACTAGAACTAGCGCTAGTAAATCTACTGGAGATTTAGCTAGCGAAGGTAAAAACTTATATAACACGTTTACCATGATGACTGGCGGTGCGACGGAGTTTGAAAATGGTTTAAAGGATTTAGCCGGTGAAACTATAAAAAGCGTTAAAGCCCTTTCTAAAGTTAGATCAGTTTCAGATCTTGCTACTACGAGCCTAGCAACTCTTGCGAGAGGTGCTAATTCTCTTATGAAGGCTTTTAGTGGCACCATCAATAAGATTGAAAAATATAGAATAGGTTTAAATCAAAGCGGTGTTGATGGTAGAAAGTTTATTTTAGAACTAAGAAGGCAACAAGACGCTCTTAGCAATTACAACGTTACTTTCGATACTCTGAACTCAGTGTTTATAGAATTTCAAAGTAACTTGGCTGGTGTAGTATCTAAAGGGTATCCACAGCAAAGAGAAGCTTTATCAAAAATTGCTGCTGTTAATGAAAAGTTTGGCATTGGTATAAGTACTTCAACTAGATTTATTAATCAGTTAGATACCGGCCTACAACAGACTGCTGCTCAAACAGACGTGTTCTCCAGAAGACTACAAAAGTTTGCTTTGGATACAGGGCAGCCAGTAAAGAAAGTCTTTAATGATTTTACTGCTGCTGCTGGCCAATTCTTTGTAGAGTTAGATCCAGATAAGGCTTTAAGAAAGTTTACAGTTTTCCAACAAGTGGCTCGTAGATTAGGTACCGAAGTATCAAGCTTAACACGTTTAACTGACCAATTTGACACCATTGAAGGTGGCATGGAGTTTGGTGGTAAGCTTAACATGCTTATTTCTAACCTAGGGGGCTCTTTTGATGCAGTCCAGGCCACACTTATGTCCCAGCCTGAAAGAATGGCATACATTGCAAAACAAGTTGGGCAAGTGGGTGATAAAATTCGTGGTATGTCAGATCTAGGTCAAAGAGCTATTTTAAAAGAACTAGCAGGTACTCTTGGTGTAGATGTTGGAATGATTAGATCTTTGATAAATAAGGATAAATCAGCCGATATTCAAAGATTTATTTCAGGAACTACAAGCCTATCAGCTATGAATACTACAGAACAAGCTCGTCTGGCTAGAGAAATGACAACCCGTGAAGACAAGAAGAATATTACCAACGAACAGTTAATGAGCAACTTTACAATTGGTGTTGAAAAATTAGCTCAGTCTGTAACCGACATTAAGCAAGTTGGTATTCTAAAGGCCCAGCGTAGCATATTGAGTAAATTAGATAAGTTTACTCCTTCAATTAATAACGCAGCGACAGCAATTGATAAATTTGCTGGAGAAGCAAAAGCTGGTAATATCAATACAGCAGGATTAATTGAACAGTTAAAAATATTAATACAAGGAAATACGGCCCAAGCAAACG